AGGTTCATGGGCATAAATCGCCCGACTTGTACGAGCATCGCAAAAATAGCGCCAAAGAAGTTTTGCCGGCTTTGCTACATTGTCTAGTGCCAGCTTATCTTTCAAATTTTTAAATCCCTGTACCATTTTTTCACCCCCTGCCTCTATATTACCTCAAGTGTTAATGAATTTTTAAGTGGCCAGTCTGAAACCTCTTTTCCCATGTATTCGTCTATTACCTCTTTTAGCTTCGAAGCCGTTTGTACATAAGTCCACTTTTTTGCATAGGTTTGGGCTTTTTTGCCTAGGTTTAAAACTTCCGCTTGGTGTTCGTATACCCAGCGCATTTGGCGTTTTAAATCTTTCACGCTACATACTACCATTTTACCCACGTCAACGCCCTTATACCGGCTGTAGAGGGCTGGGCAGGTTCCTTCAACTTTAACTTCATACATATAATTGGTGTTGAAATATTCCGTTATTCCGTGCGCATTCGGTACAATTGCCGGAATGCCGGTCGCCATTGCCTCTAAGGGCGGTAAGCCAAAACCTTCGCCCCGACTTGGAAAAACGAAACAATCAGACCGGCCAAGTGTTTTCAAAAGCTCTTCATCGGAACTTTGGCCGGCGATAACCTCAATATTCGGGTACATTTCTTTGCGGATCTGCAATGGTGGGTGTTCTAAAACGGTCTTGAATATCATTTTTACCGGCTCTATTTTGTCAAACTCTTCCGTAAACGCCTGAAAAACCTCGGTAAATCCTTTACGGATATTGAATGCGTTGTAATGCAGGAAGACAAAGGGTTCGTGTTTTTCGGCCTTTTTATGGCGTTTGAGGGGCTTAAAAAGTTTATCATCATAACCCAACGGGATAACAATAGGCTTGAAACCGGCTTTTTCAAATACGGACTGGCACCACTTTGAAGGTACAATAATCAAGTCTGCGGCCTCTAAATAATCATGCCAATCGTCCGGTATTTTGTCACTTTCAAACATTGTGTAGATAATTTTAAAAGGGGATTCGATAGACAAAATCGAGTAGGGATTATGAAACAAAAGGGCTATTTTTTGATCCCGATGGGCAGTTGAAATATTAACGCCTAATTCTTTAAGTTCGCGCATTAAAGCCAGACTGGCATTGCTGTATCCGTCTTTTTTTTGCTGGGAAACCGTGGCCATATAGACACCTTTTTTACTATCTTCCTCTTTGGGATTGCGCATTGTTTCCATAATTTGCATTCGGGCATTTATGTAATCCTGCTCTTCTTTTTGGGTAGGTTTTTTGAATCCTTCCGTTGCAAGGAAACGTTCATATTCCTGCGGATCATCAATAGCGACAATTCTGCCAAAGGGATTTATTAAAAAAGGCATTTTTCCTAACGGTTTATTCCAGAATAGCAAAAAGGGCTAGGCCAGTCAAACGTTCCAGTCTAACCCTCTTGCATAGAGCGAACCGTTAGATTTAGAAGCTCTCGACTTCAACCACTCGACGTTGGTCGAGGATTGCTACTCCGAAGAGTAAATCAAGAGTCAATTGATGCGCACCCAAATCGCCGTTGTACCAAAATAGTGATCTTAGTGCAATGGAATTTGTCGGATCGTTAATTACAGCCGAAAGGACACCTGTACCTGCGGCCGGCTTTGGTAGTGGCCTTGAAGCCAATATGAAAGCGTCGCGGGTGTAGGCCAAGTTATGATAAGCAACCGGCGAACCGGAAGTCGGGATCAACTGTGATTCGTGTGTTTCAATTCCGTAAGTACGAATCAGTTGAGCATCTGCAATTGTTTGCCCAGTACCTCTTGCATCATATCTTGAGTATTTATCGGTACCCAAAAGATCATTGTAGATTGTACCGTCGACATAGAGAAATCTTTGCTCTAACTTTGGAACCTTTTGGTTTGTAAAGAACTTTCGGATCGCAAGCATACCGTTATCAATTGTGGTTGCACTTGATCTATCCCAAGTTAAAGTATTTGAAATAGAAGGGTGCAGAGCCAAAATTGCACTTTCAACTGCCTCTGCGAGCGCAATTGCACCATCGTTTGCGTAACGATCCTGCGTGTCTTGGTTTGTCACTATCTTATCAACATCGTCGATAGTAAACGTTACTTCTTTGTGCGTATCAAGAGTTACGGTTACATTCGTACCGGTCGGATTCTGCTTGGTGAAGTTAGCACCAACGGTTTTGGTGTTGGCGGAAACTGCCCCAGTCTTAGGAATCGACAAAACAGTACCTTCGGTAGCGGTTGTGTAATCGCTGTTTCGGGCAACCGTTTTTGCCAAGTTAAGATAAGCGGGAAAACGCTGTAGACACTTCTGAGAAATTATCGTAGGTATAAATACCGCATCAGTTGTGGTATCCATCACATTTTCTAACATAGTTTTTTCTCACCCCCCTTCCTGTCAAGGGTTATTGCTAATTTGAATTTAAAATAGGGGATCTAAAACTACTTAGAGATTTTGGGGTTATATCGGCATATCGTTTTCGATAGTACCGGCTTTTTGTGCGGCCATTATTTCTTTTTCGTTGGTTCTGTAAAATTCGGGGTCTTGAAGCTGTGACAGTTTAAACTTCTTGGGGGCTGTATCACCCTGTTGGTTCGGATTCGTACCGGAACCTATATTCAGATTACTGTTTCCTTTCAAAAAGGGTTTTGCTTCCAAGAGTTTTGTGACTGCTTCCTCGACACCGGTTACTGTGCCGTCGTCATTTACTTTAATGTCCGAACGGTCAACCGTTTTGCCAATAACCTCTAAGTCAACTCCGCCTAGTTTTGCCGCCGCAACCTGTATTTGGTTGTCTACTTGGGCAGTTTGGTATTTCGCTTCCGCCGCTTCCCGCTTTTCCTTTTCTTGCTGTGCGAGTGTTTCGAACTCACCTTTTTTCTTGAGTTCCTCGGCTTTACGATCTTCCTCTGCCTTTTCGTAGTCGTCGGCTTTTTTAGCTCGGTCGTTTAGATTCTTAAAGCGCGGGTGCTTCCAAATTCTAGGATCATCAAAGACTTTTTCAAAATCTTCGTCCCCTATTTTGGAGCTATCAAACGCTTCTGGCTGTCCAGCATCAGTTTTTTTATCTTTGTTCGGGTCAGTCCCGCTCTGGTCGCCACCCTCTTTGTTAATGTTCTGGTTTTCGGCTCCCTTGCCGTCCTTATTGTCGGCGGTATTATCGGAACCTGTTTTACCTGTATTATCGTCTGGCATTTTGTTTGATTCGTTTTTTTAAGTGGTAAGCCCACCCAACAAACGCCTATCTAGTTGAGTATAAACATAACCCTTTTACTTTGTCAAATGTTTGTAATACCGGCACCAGCCGGCGAAAGTGTTTTTGTATTAGGGTCGTAGGCTCTGGTTCTATTCGAAAGCGAAGGTACCAGAGCATTTACAGCGTGTTTGCAATTAGGGTGAAAAAGCCCGTCCTTCTCTGCTTCTCTTATGGTCGGATAGCTTTTTGTTTCACCTGTCATAGATAAAATTTTCCCTTCCCATTTTTGGCAAACGTCAATTGCCCCATGTGCCGAAACCTGCACTAAATCGTATTCATTTTGTACCATTCGGTTTATAAGTCCTCGATTTCTGGCTTCGACTGCTTTGGTACGAATAAGCATTTCAGAATAACGGTCTAATGTCCAAGTACGACCGCTTTTATCAACCAAAGCACTTAATCCCTGTTCTTGCAGAATCCCTTTTATAGTTAATCTCGTTTCCCGCAAAGCCTCACCGGATATTTGTCCCTTGGCTATTTTTTGGGTTATTAGATCTCTTGTCGCCTTGCCCAAAAGTAAATCAGCGCTTCTTGCCACGCCGGTTAAAGATTCTCCAAAAGCTCTGGCCGTATCATCAACCAAGGCAATAATTGCATTTTTATGGAATCTGGTAAAAGATATTTCCGGCACTGGCGCATCAACATTTTTTAATTGTTTTATTGCTTCTGTGGAACCATCTTTATAATAAGCCGGTATTTCTTTTTCAATAAACTTGGCGCCGACTTCGCCGGCTTCTTGAAGAGTATTTTCTATCTGGGCTAAAATCTTTTTCCTATTTTGGATCCCGAAGTCTGTGGCTGTGGAAATTTCCGAAACTATATCGGTATAGGCCGTTTCGAGGGTCTTAGTAAATTTTGCTAGATTCTGTTCGTTTATTATTACCTGTTTTGGGTACATACATATTATTTCATTGGCATCTTATCACCCATCATCGGTTTGGGCGCATTGCCGGTGACACCACTTTCTTTATTTTTTAAAGGAGGCGTGTTGCCACCGCCACCGCCACCAAACGGCTCTTTGCCGAAACTTGGCGCTGGCATTTCTATTTTTGGTTTTTCCTTTTCAATTTCTTTTAACTTTTTCTCGGCCGCTTTTTCGTCGATCTGGTCTATTCCCATAATGGCCGCTTTTTTGGTCTGGATTCCAGCATCAATCTTCTTGGTTTCAAGATCTGCCTGTTCTATTTCGTCTACCGGTAATCCGTCCTGCCATACTATTTCCGGCTTTTCCGGTTCACCTTTTAATATCAAACCATCGACTTTTAAACCATGCGCTTTTGCAAATATCTGG